AGTAATTTTTCTTACAAAGACGGTAGTGATGGATTAAAAACTATACCGGTTATGTACGGAGATATCAGCAGACAAGTTGGACATATCATAAGAGATAATTCAGAAAACAAATTACCTTCAGTGCCAAGAATGGGAATATATGTTACTGGATTAGAAATGGATAGACAACGTCTATCTGATGCTAGTTTTATTTCTAAAGTACACGTTAGAGAAAGAGCATATGATGCCAACAATAATGAATATCTAAACACACAAGGCAAAAATGTCACTGTTGAAAGATTGATGCCAACGCCTTACACATTAACAATGAATGCAGATATTTGGACATCAAACACAGAACAAAAGTTACAAATAATGGAACAAATAATGATGTTGTTTAATCCATCACTTGAAATTCAAACCACAGACAACTATATTGACTGGACCAGTTTAAGTGTTGTCGAATTGTCAAATATTAATTTTTCATCAAGAACAATTCCATTAGGTACAGAATCAGAAGTTGATGTTGCCACACTGGGATTCACAACACCAATATTCATATCACCACCAACAAAAGTAAAAAAATTAGGAGTGATTACTCATATTATTACAAGTATTTTTAACGAACAATCAGGTAATATAGATCTAAGTCAAACAATGCCTGAATTAAAAGCATATCAAGATGGATATGAAAACAGCATCAAGTTAGATGATAAAGGACGAGCAATAAGAAAAGATACAGATTCTGTGCAAGGCACAACAGGTATCAATGTTGACATATATGTGTTGAACAGTGTTGCTCAAATTATAACTAAAGGTGTTATAGGTGGAGAAGTATGGACAGGCAATGTGTTAACCATACCAAACTATAAAAATGGATTGAGCAAAATTTATTTGAATAGACAAGGTATTGATGCTCAAGTGGTTGGTACTGTGGCAGTGAATGAAGCAAATCCACACCAACTTTTAATTGATTGGGATGAAGACACAATTCCAACTGACACTGTTATTGTTGGACCAGTTACGACCAGTGGTTCAGTAGATTTTATTGTTGATCCTGCATCGTTTGATCCATCCAGTGTGAAACAAAATGGTAAAAGATTACTATTATTGAAAGGCATTGGCGATTCCAACAACGAAGACGGAGCAGATGCATGGAAAGGTGACAGCAATATAGATTTAGTTGCAGGAGCCAATGACATTGTGGAATGGAACGGAACAAATTGGCAAGTCATTTTTGATGCCAGTGCTAATCCTAGCACCGTTGCCAATTTCACAGAATCATTTGTTACCAATTTAAACACTGGTGTACAGTATAAATGGAATGGTACAGAATGGTTGTTGTCTTTCGAAGGTGAATATCGTAAAGGCACTTGGAAGATCTCTTAGTCACATAATTAATTGTATGAACAGTAAAATTGTAGGGTGTGGAGCACTCTTCTATACACTAGATACAAAAAGATTTTTATTACTACACAGAACTCAAAGTAAACAAAATAATGTTTGGGGATTGGTCGGTGGTACTACAACTTCAGATAAAAATTTATGGGACGGTCTTCAAAGAGAAATTAAAGAAGAAATAGGCGAACAATCAATTAAAAAAACTATTCCAATGGAAACATTCGTCAGCAATGATGAAAATTTTTTGTATCATACTTATTTGTGTGTGGTAGAAAAAGAATTTATTCCAATATTAAACACAGAACATGATGGATATGCGTGGGTAACTTTTGGTAACTGGCCCAAGCCATTACACCAAGGATTACGTAAAACATTCCAAAATAAAACAAATCAAATTAAATTGGATACTGTGTTTAAAATGTTAAAATTGATCAAATGAAAATAATTGGAGATGTAATGTTGGACGTTTGGGTACAGGGTGATTGTACCAAAGTATCTCCAGAAGCATCCACTCTTGTACTGAAAGAAAACTCTCGAAATTACAACATAGGAGGAGCAGGAAATCTCGCTTTAAACCTATCAAATCTCGGCGTAGACACACATCTTTACAGTTCGGTGGGCAACGATGCCCCAGGTCACAGAATACAAGAAATACTGCTTAAAAACAATATCACATCATACATCAGTAATGATGCTGTAACCAGCACTGTGAAAACACGTATGATTGGACCAGACGGACAGCACCTATTAAGACTGGATCGTGAAGAACCATACACCGAATCTCAGCCCAAACAAAATTTATTAAAAAATTTACAAAAGGATGATGTTGTTTTGGTGAGTGATTACAACAAAGGTGTGATTACTAACACCCTTGTGAGTGATATTGTTCATTTAGTAAAAAGAGTTTATGTAGATCCCAAACAAAATCCTGACTGCTATAAAGATGCATATCTGGTTAAGCCTAATATGAAAGAGTATGAACAATGGTTTGGAAAATTTAATCCTGAAAATGCTGATCAATACAGAACTCAATTCAATTGGAATTGGTTGGTTGTAACTGATGGAGGCAACGGCATTCATGTTGTTGGCAATAATGAATACAAACACATCACTGGTGACGCTGTTGAATTAGCAGATGTTAGTGGTGCAGGAGACACAGTGTTAGCAATTATTGTGAAATATGTTGAACAGGGATATAGTATGACAGATGCTTGTTCTCTTGCTTTAAAAGGTGCAAGTAGTGTTGTACAACACAGAGGTGTTACTGTTGTTCAAATTAGTGATGTAGAAGACACAATAGTTTGGACCAATGGAGTTTTTGATATTTTACATCAAGGACATTTAGAATTATTAAAATTTTCTAAAAATCAAGGAGACAAATTGATTGTGGGTATTAATTCAGATGATAGTGTGAAAAGATTAAAAGGCAATGATCGTCCTTATAACGATTCATTAGTAAGACAACAACAGTTAATGGAACTGCCTTGGGTAGATCAGGTTGTTGTGTTTGATGAAGATACACCTTTGGAATCAATCAAACAATACACACCAGACGTGATTGTTAAAGGTGGAGATTACACTGTAGAAACCACAGTGGGTAATGAGATGGCAGATGTGAAAATTTTTCCAACAGTTAAAGGATTTTCAACCACAAATATATTGAATAAAGTGCATGGAACAACAGATAAAAAATAATAAAATAATATTAAAAAATGTTTTAAGTGATGAACATTTCAAAAGCATCATGGACACTATTCTTAGTGATAGATTTCCTTGGTTTTATCAAAATCACGTGGTTTACGAAGAACAAGCAACATCCGAAGAAAAATATCAAATACAGTTTGTGCATAAATTTCACGAAAACAGTAACATAGCCACAAGTCCTGAAATATGGAACCTGTGTTTTCCTATTTTTGCTGTGCTTCAACCTCACACTTTTATAAGAGTAAAAGCAAACAATATACCTGGAAGAGAAACAATTGTGACTCACGGCATGCACTGTGACGTAAGTGTGCCACTGAGTTATACAGCAATATTTTATTGTAACACCAACAATGGTTTTACAGAATTTAAAGATGGCGATAAAGTTCCAAGTGTTGCTAACTCCATGGTAATATTTCCCAGCCACATGGAACACACCGGAAGTACTTGTTCTAATGAAAGATGTAGAGTTAATATCAATATTAATTTCGTTGCTGATTGGAATAATCAATTATTAAAACCTATTTCGCCACAAGGATCAGAATCAATTAATAAACTATGGTGTAAGATATGAAAATTTGTGTAACGGGTGCTGAAGGATTTATAGGAAAAAATTTGTGCAAACATCTAGATAGTATGAACCACGAAGTAACAAAATTTGAATATGCAATGAATAGTTTTCCTGATCCCAGTATGTATGATTGGGTAATACACCTTGGAGCAATTAGTTCTACAACAGAAAGAAATGTAGAATTAATCATGGATCAAAACTATGAATACAGTTTAAAATTATTACAAATGTGTGACACAATGGGAGTAAATTTTCAATATTCTAGTTCTGCCAGTGTGTATGGTAACACAAACAGTTTTGTAGAAAACGGACCAATATATCCTCAATCACCCTATGCTTGGAGCAAGTATTTGTTTGATAGATTTGTTCAACAAGCCATGGGAGAATTTAAAATATTAGTTCAAGGATTTAGATATTTTAATGTGTATGGAGATCATGAAGAACACAAAGGAGATCAAGCATCTCCAGTAACTAAATTTTCAAAACAAGCAAAAGAAAATGGCATAATAAAATTATTCGAAAATAGTGATCAATATCTTAGAGATTTTGTGTGTGTGGATGATGTGTGTAACGTACACTGTCAAATGCTACAACACGATGTAAGCGGTATTTACAATGTTGGCACAGGCACAGCAACATCATTTCAAAGTGTAGCAGATTCTGTGGCTAAAAAATACAATGCCAAAATACAAACAATACCAATGCCTCAACAACTCAAAGGACAATATCAGTCTTACACCTGTGCAGATTTAACTGAATTAAATAAAAATGTTACAATAAATTATAAAACAGTTGAGCAATATTTAAATGATTAATAAAGAAGGAAAAGTAGATAAAGGTTGGGGATACGAATTAATTTGGGCTTCCAATGACAAGTACTGTGGAAAAATCATGGTGTTTGAACGCAAAGGTGCTAAATTCTCAATGCATTTTCACAAAACCAAAGATGAAACTTGGTTTGTGAACGAAGGAAAATTCCTTTTAAGTTGGATAGATACTCAAACTGCATCTCTGTTAACAAAAGAACTTAAAGAAGGCGAAACATGGAGAAATTTACCTCTAATGCCACATCAAGTTCAATGTTTAACTGATCGAGGTAGCATCACTGAAGTGAGCACTGCTGACGATCCAGAAGACAATTATAGAATCATTCCTGGCGATTCACAAAAAATAGAAGAAAAATAATTTATTTTTTTTGATGTATCCAGACGTGATCTGGGTGTTTCTTATAATCGTTGCCAAAATATTTTTGTACTGCTTTTTTTACTCCTGACAACCAGAAGTCGTGTCCTGTTATAAATCCACCAGATTTAACTTTTGGTGTCCATTTTTCAATATCTTGCGAACATCCATCAAATCCATGATCAGCATCTAAAAACACAAAATCTAATGAATTATCTTCAATTAATAAAGACGCATTTGAAGTCCAATCTTTTATAAATTGAGCTCTTGTTCCAAATTCATTTTGTAACTCTTTTATGAAATTGTAATACAGTGAGTGATCATAACTAAACCCCATATGAGGTTGATCATATGTTCTTTTTCGTTGAGGATCAGTACTTCCATTTGGTTGACTTTCGTACAAATCTACACCAATCAGGGTAAGTTCAGGACAATGAGATAACAAAAAATAATAAAGTTCGCCGCTTCTAACTCCTAGTTCAGCGCCTTTTTTTAAATTGTGTTTTTTAATTAATTTTTGTAAAACAAAACATCGTTCAGGTTCTTTGTGTGGGTTTTCTCTTTCCAGTACACGAAGCCTATTATAATTCATCTTATCAGTCTTTGTTAATACATTCCTTACAACCACAGTCTGGACAATCTAGACATTCTCCACACGATTTTTTGCAGTGTTGTTCACACCCACACGTCTCGCATATATGTTTGATAAGTTGGTCCATTAAGCCTGTGCTTCAGACCAACGTAACGTAATTGTAGATGATACATTACCTGCACCAGCAGTTCTAAATACGTTGATGGCCAATACGTCTGGACCATTCGGGAACGTACCTCTACCACCCAAAGTGGTGTTGGTTAATGCTTTGATTTTGTCTAATCCTAATGTCGCTCTTTCTCCAGGTTGTGCAACGAAAGAGAAAATAGTTTCTCCAGGTTGTGCATAAGGAGGTTGTCCAAAAGAAAATGATACGGAACTTGCCGCGGCAATTGTGCCAGTAAATGATTGGTTAAAATCAACTCTATAATATTCAGTTGATCCAAATACTGCTTTAGCCTGTACACTTTGCACAGTTGATCCTGGTGGAAATTCAGTTGTTGTTGCTGTGTCAACTTCTGTACCACTCACAGCACCAGCGGCTTCCCATGATGTTGGATCAAAGAACAAGAAGTTACTGTCTGCTTGAGCACCACCGTATGCAAAAGTTACAGCATCTCCGCCTGTTATACCTGTGTGTCTATTTGAAAATCTCACAAAATAGTAAGATCCATTATTCTGAATCTGTGTTACCACAGTGTTGGAAGGGAATTGAGCAGAAGTAACACGCATACCTACCACATGTCCTTTGTTTTCCCATTCTGCTTCAAGGAAGTAAGCATAGTTTCTGTTACCACCTAGGTTAAACCAGTGATTGGATGTTGATGTCATTTCTGCTTGAGTGTCTGCTGTTTGAGTGGTAGTTGATGCACCACCGTTCCAGTTAACTGAACCACCCGGAGCAATCTCCGCGAAACTTGGTTGTCCACCTTGTGCTGTTCCTTGCAGTCCTGTCCAACCTATATCTGCTGGATCAATTGGATAGTTTTGTGGGTTAATAATTCCCTGAATAACCAACTGACCTTGTACACCACCACCGGTGATTGGTTCTGTAGTAATTTCAATACCATCTAGTAGCAACTGGGCTCTGTTCAATAAGTCTCTGTCTCCCAAATCACCAGTTAAGGCATTGGATACTGAAGGAGCCAGTCTCATTAAGAATACTGTTTGTCTAATTGTGGATAGATTTAATCCAGTACCTGAGTAACTGAATAGGTATCCTCTGTCTTCATCAAAATTACCATCTGTTAGATATGCTGAACCCCAGTGTGATATGATCGGAGATGCTGTGTTGGATATCAACACAACTCCAGTGTTTCTGAAGTGAGCCGCCGCCGCACCTGCTGAATAATTTCTTGTGGCACCTGCCGCAAAGTTTGTAAGTTGTGCCGCTCTTGTACATCCTGTTAATGTGTCGCCTGTAATACCTGTAAATGTTATAACTTCGTTATCAATATAAACTGTACCACCTGTTTGCGGTAAGAATGAAGCATCTTCCACAGTAAGTGTGGTTTGTGTTGAATCCATATTTTCAATTAATTTTGCACCTGGTCCTTCGTTGGTTACTTCATAACGCACAGGTTGGTTACCTGTTCTCATAAATGCTTCTGTGTTTACGTTTGAGTTTCTCATTCTGTGAACAAATATGAAATTACCTTTTTGACCTCTAGTCATCCAGTCAATAAACCCAGCACCATACCATGAAAATTGTATCCCAATCATCTGCATTTTAGACACGTCCCAGTTGTATCCACTTGGTCCTGTTCCGTCCAACACGTCTTTGTTAAATTCTGATTGTTTTGCTTTTTTATCAACCACAGCACACATTTTAACACCTGCTGATGTGTTAACACCTCTGTAATCTGGAGTAACGCTCATCGTTGTGTTATCTGTAACACTTGATACCACGTGTGTCATACCTCTGACTACAACTCTGTCACCTGCTTTAATTTGTTCTCTAAATCTTGTTCCCACACCTGTTACAGCATTTGAATTAGGTGTAACTGTGACTGTACCAGCCAATTGTCTTGTGGCAGTTCTTTGTACAGCATTTGTGTTTTGTCCATCATACTCCCAGAAAATTCCGTTTTGATCATCAAATATACCTGATCTAACTGTTGCACCATTCCATTGATACAATGATACTTGTGGTTGATCTGTAAATTCAGGAGTTGTTCCTCCCAAAGTGATTTGTGCAATCACTGTGAATGTTCTTTCATTTGTAACTGCTGTTATTGTGTATTGTC